TGTCGTCATCAACAGGTGGAGGACTATCGTCACCACCTGTGCCAGTGAAAATACCACTATCATCTGTTTGATAATCACCAGCTCTATCAGGATCTTCTTCTTCAGTAAATCCTTCGTCAAAATTATTACCAGAATCCTCCTGACCTGAATCAAAACTATCTATCTGCGAGCCTATATCAGCATCAGAAAAACCACCACCTGACATAGCAGCTCCACCCATAAAAAAGTTCTGCACAGGTTGTGCTGGTGGCATCATTGGCATAGGAGCCATAGGAGCCATTTGTGACATTTGTGGTTGAAATATATTGACGTTACTTGTTACTGGAGAGACAGGAGCTGTGGAGGATGGAACAACCCCTGTCTGAATCGGAGCCACGGCTCCATTGCTCGGCAAAGTACCTAAAAATTTATTGAAAGCACCCCTACTTTCAGCAGATGTCTCTAATTTCACCTGAGGTGGTTGACCTGGTGATGGTGGGGTAGGCATAAATCCCCCAAGAGGTCCGTTTGCCATGTATCTCTCCACAAAAAACTTGTTCTTGTAGAGATATTATATCAATTATTTATTTTTGACAACAGAAAGCCCATCTCTTTATCGCTTTGTGTAATGATTTTAGCTGGTAGAGGGTCTAAACTGTCTTTAATTGACTCTAAAGTGTCTTTTATTGACTTTCTTAGCCTTGTGATCCTGTCCATGTCGTATTTTGTGAGTGGATCTTGGTGTTTTCTGACGTTATCGTACACTTTTTCTGCTTCTTCACCACCATTTTTCAAAAATTGTAGTGCCATATGCACAGACACAGGCATTTTTTGTGTGCCATACTCATAATGACACCACGTTCTTAGGCTTAATCCTAGTTTTCTGGATAATTTTGCCTGACTCATGCCTAGAGTTTTACGAAACTTGTAAATCTCATTGCTTGTCAGGTCTGCGTACCCATAATCAGTTCGTTTCATTGGCTTCCCTTTCTTCTAGTTTTACTAATATTCTGTTTTTCTTCATATCTGCAATCAATTCTTCCTTTGTTCCGTAACGATATGCCTCACCATTCCAGTCACAACACACGTTAGCTATGTTTTTGAGTAGTGATGGCATACCCACACCCGTGCACAAAAACACAGAAGCTATTTCTTGCAACAAATGATCGATACTTCTGACTTTAAACTCCCTTGTTTGAGAGAGTCTTAATCTATATGTTGCCATTTGCACCTCATTTCATACTATATATAGTATTGATTGCACAAAAGTGCAAGATTTTTTTGTGAAAAATTTTTTTTGGGGTCGTTTTTAAAACACATGGGGGTCGTTTGAGGGAAACTTGGTGTAGAAAGTTTTTGCATAAAATATACAAAATTTGGTGGGGGCTATACTATAGCCCTCCGATATTATACAATAAAATCAATAACTTAGACAAAAAAAATAACCTGCTATATTAAGCAGGTTATTCTTAAAAGTTTAATTAGACAATTATGATAATTGTCTAATTCTTTCATTTAAATCTGCAAGAGTTTGATTATCTAAACCTGCAATTAATGAACTTGAACCTCTTTCATTATTGTCTGAAATAAAGGCAATATCATTTGATGGTCTATGAACATTTGCACTAGTTAAAACTTCATAACCATTATTACTGTAAGCATTTGAAGTACCATATCTTACACCATATTCTTGTTGGTTATGTGTAACAATAAAAGGTTCATATTGTTCTTCAGCTCTAATTTCTGAAATAGTACGTCTAACACTTTGAGCATTGTTAATATTGCAATGGTCCATGATCTCTTGAACTGATCTTCCACCTGCAATCCTACAAAAAGACCATAGCCTTGATTTAACAGTATTTGAAGATCTTCCAATATATGATGGACTTGTTAACTGTTCCTGCACTGTATGAGCCTTAAAACGAGTTTGTAGGCTATGATTAACCATGTTTTGCAGGAAGTTAATCCATGTAAAGATTTTATTGGTCTCTAATGTGCCTTGATGACTTCTGAACTCTATAGTTCTTTTAGTGTTATAATGCTGTAAATTAACAGCACTATATTTTCTTGGTCCATTTGTATGGTTCTGAACTCTTTGCAATGCAACTAATGTTGGACTAGCACTAAGTATTTGAGTAATGCTTGCAGGTTTACGAGACCAATAACCATTTGGTCTATTGTTAGGTGAACAATATCCACCATCATCTCTTCTAGATTTAGACACACATGAATGAAAAAAATCTATATGTTTTGATACTCTGTAAAGAATATCTTTCATAACTTCCAATGGTATTCTTGAACTAGCACTAGTATCAAATAACTGAGATAATTTATTTTGGTCTCTTAAATAATCTCTATCTGATTGTCTCATTTGAACTGACATTCTTGAGAACTGTTCATTTGTTAAACCTGCTTTAATTGGCATAGTTGATAAATGAATATGTGTTGAACATTTAACGTTAACACGTCCACCTTGACTTTGAATTTGATTGTAAATTTTAGTTACATAATCTCTTGTAAATTCACAATCAGCTAACACAGGAACATCAGCTTCTGTGCCTACACTAGGATCAGATTTATAACTTAAACCATCAATAAGGTTAGAGCCTTGGTTAAAGCTATTCATTTGATTTGGACTAACACCAATAAACTCTGGCTCTAATCCAATTGCTATTGTTTTATTTGTGTATAAATTTTGCATAATTTTCCTTTCCAAAAATTTAAATACATTATTAATATATACTCTATGGTAATGATTACAATATTAAAATACGAACAATTTTAATTATTTTATTAAGTCATTGATTTTAAAGGATTTTTTTTTAATTTTTTTTTTATTACCTACCTTATTATAAGAAATGAGATGCCTCAAACCAGACTTTTCAGTCCAGATCCATGCCCGATCCGATGCCAGTCCGAACAATTGTACGCTCCGATCCAGAAAAAAACCCAGACCCGTGAAGGTCTGGGCTTCTGCCTAGGAGACAACTATCTCCACTGCTTACCTCCGACCATTCTTGGTTTGACAGTGAATTTCTCACTCTGACGAAAACTTGTGATGATGGCTTGATCAATGTGCTTGTCAATATCATCATGGTAGAACTCGTCCCAGAATCCTTTCAATCCATCACGAATCCCTTTGACGTAATGTGGACTCGGTGTATGAAACCCAGAGTAATTCATCTTATAAGCAAAACCTTTGTAGTCTGTGTTATACTGGCAACCAACATAACCCTCTACATCAATCTTCCTATACAATGATGGGAATCCCTCGAAACGATCCAAGGCTTCTTCACACTGAGGTGTGATCTCCCATATTACACAAGGCACATCATGGATATGATCTTTGACCTTTACGATGTCTGCTACATTGTTGAACTTTAATTTGTAATTAACAATGTGACCAGCACCAATCACTTTAGCATTGGGACATCTTCGTCTCATTGCTCCTTTGTTAGTGTTTGCTCCGTAAGCAAAATAAATCTTTTTCATTTGTTTCTCCTTTGGCTGAAATTAATTTATAATATATATATAGTATTGATTACTACATATGTCAACATCTTTCTGCATTTTTTTTTCACAGCAGATTCGGGCTATAGGAGTACGAACAATTGTTCGGACACAGCCAGTAAAAAAGGCTGGGAATGGAGAAACCCAGCCTTCTTTTTTATACAGCAGTTTGCTCTATTGATTCTATTTGTTCCCAAACTTCACAAAAAGATTCCATAAACTTAACTTGCTGTCTTGTTGGTTTAAAAGGCATATCTTCACGATAGTTCCAATTAATATCATCAGCACTATAATACTGACCATTATCATGCTTTGGAATATTGTTAAAATCACACCATCTTTTCCATATCTCTGACATAGCTCTGATGTTGTCTTGTCTAACTTCATCTGAAGCTACAAATTTTGGATTGTTATAATTCATGTTATTTCTCCTTTGGCTGATTAACATAATTATATAGTAATCATTACTACCAGAATTGTCAACACCTTTTTTTAATTTTTTTTATTCACCATACCCATCGGGACAACAATCTTCACAATAGACTTCATCATCATAAAAGAATGCTACCTCTGCACAAGTCATTGCACCACAGTTGAAACATTTCCTGTCATATACAAATTCTTCCTCCACCTGATCCTCCTTCTTTGAATACGAACAATTGTTCGGTTACAGGATAAAAAAGAAGCTGGGCTTTCACCCAGCTTAAGCTCCTCCCTTCTTAAAATGGTACGATTATTACGACTGCACAAACCATTACCCAGAACGTAACCATCTGCACGATTGTCAATGCAACTTCCCACTTAGTCATTAGGACATCGTAGAGAATCTGATTTCTCTCTCCCTATCTTCATTAACATCAAGATGCTTATTCATCATCTTAACTTTTGCCCTAACTTCTTCTTTGTCACCAACCCACTTATCCAACTCATGTGGATCATCAGGCTTGGCTTTACCCAATGGATAATAACCTGATTGGTTCTCATAAATTATAGCTACTCGATATTGAGTGCCATCTCTAACGTCTGTGAAACAATGATTTGACATGATGTCCTCCTTTGGCTGTTTCGTTTATATATACATAGTAATCATTACTATATATAATGTCAACAACTTTTTTTAATTTTTTTTTATTTTTTTTATTGACATAGTTTGCAATCAATACTATATATATAAAAGACGGCATGACAGTAATGGTTTACAGTATCCCGTCTTAACTATGTTAATATTAAGAAGAGTCGAGAATTTTCCTTTCCAAATATTTCTCGGCTCTTTTTTTTTCGCCTGACATCAGGTGGCTGAAGGAATACGAACAATTGTACGGATTCCTTCACCCCATAAAACCTTAACCAAATTAAGCACAAAAAAAATCGGAGCCAGATAATTCTGACCCCGATCAAGCCCGATCCCCGATGTGGGGAAAGCTTTACCCCCTTTCTTTCCACAAAGTTAATGTTCCGTCTGTTGTTGTTTCCTTACCGAAGTAAACTGTTCCTCTCCAGTCTGGAGAAATTTCTTTGCCTCCATACCAATCAGTAACTTTGAAAAGTTCATTTTCTTTCGGATTGTATTCAACTTGATCTACATCATAGTTTCTTGAGTGACCTTGACCAAGTGTCCAAGAACTTCTCCACTTGCCTTTAACAAAAGCATGAACATACTTTTTGTTTTCTGCTACAACTTTTTGTCTGGTCTTTTCATGGACAATAAATTGTGCATCATCTAACCTAGCTGTATCGATGTACCCAACTGTGATCCATCTTTTTTTGCCTTCACAGTTTGGAATATACATCTGGACACTGTTTGTATAGCTTTTCAAGTTTCTGAACATTCTGACTTCTGTTCCGTCTGCTATACTTGTTTTTTCTAAGTAGTCTTTCTTCATAACATTTCCTTTCCTGTTGTTTGTTATGATTCTAATATAGCAATCATTACTACACCTGTCAACACCTTTTTTAATTTTTTTTTAATTTTTTTTATTTTTTTTCCAGCTCAAAAAAGTGCCAGTTTTTTCTCCAGCTCCAAAAATTTATGAATACGAACAATTGTGAGGTTTCACCTGTACCTGCTGGAGGCAGATCCAGAACCAGAACAAAAAAAATCGGGAGCAGGTGACCCCGATCCCGATTCTTCCCGAACAATTTGCCCGATCTAGTTTGTACGATACAAGTAAAAGTCTCCCTTCTGGTGTTCCTCACCATCGTAGCTAGACAAGAAATGACCCCTTCCGTCTGCACCGACTGCATCATTGACGAAATGGTCAAAGTCTTTAATTAATTTAAAGATTGCATCATTTGCAGTCTCGCAACTTTCTTGCAACTTTTTAAAAACCTCTCTATCTATTCCAGAATGAGAAGCTAAAAAGTCTGGAGTAAAAGCCCAGACTGTTTCTTTTATAGACTCTGTAACCTTGTCTTGTGCTTCTGCATCAGTCAAAACCATGTACTCCTGATTCCCAAAAGTATAATAATGATCGTCTTGATGTGTGATGTTGGCTTTGCCAATGTCGTTCAAATCCATGAACTCTGCTACTGCATTTACTTTGTTTATATCCATTTTAAATCTCCTTTGGCTGAATATATATATATAATATAGTAATGATTGCATAGTGTCAACACATAAAAACATTTTTTTTTATTTTTTTTTCAGGAGCTGTCGACAGCGCCAGCAGAAGACAGGAGCGGACAATTGTTCGGAGTCAGGTCAGGACGAGGCGCTGTGCGTGGTGCGTGAGTACGAACAATTGTGAGTATTGCCAGGCTGGAAGGAGGGCTGGACAGCCCGATTCGCCTCCTGACCCCGAAGGTGTCACCATCTCAAACCTAGGCTGGAAGCCAAACAGCAGCCCGATTGAAGCCCGATAAGGACCCGATAACCCCCGATCCCAGCCCGATTAAGCCTGGCAACTCCGAACAATTATTCGGTTCCCGATCCCGATCACAACCCGATCACCAGTGTGCTATAGAAATTGTTCGGAAACTCCGCCCCCGATCAGGGCAAGTGCAGACCCCGATCATGCCCACGTTTAACTATTTTTGCCTATCTTTTTTGGGTTTATTTGGGTAACTGTGGCTTTCTTCATTCTATCCTCTGCTTTTCGTTGCAGATTCTGGAGTTCAGCCAGTATATCTTCCTTTGTCATGCTATCTACTTTCTCATGTAGCACATGAGACTTATTTACGAGCAATCCAGTAGCCTTTAAACGCAGTTCTTCAGCCCGAATAGCCTCACCAAACTTTCCTGACTCCCAAGCTTCGTTACGGA